TCTACCCAATTTCTTGGTTTAGGTTTTTTTGATGTTTTAAAATCTATTATCGCTAACTCGCCATCATATTCAGCAATACAATCAACAGTTCCAGCAATACCTAATTCTTTACTATATAGGGCACCTTCCAGAGCATGAATATTATCTATTTTATTCAGTTTACCCTTTGATATCTTAAAAAGAAAATCTGATATAGGTGGAACTTCAGGAAGTTCTTCATTCTTTAAATAATTCTCAGTAAGAGTGTGCATATCAGTTCCACGTCTGGTTGCTGCCTTAGTGATTCTTTCTGCTTCCTCATTACCTACCCTCTTTCTCCAATTAACAAAGATTTCTTTATTAAAATGACTAGTAACAGAAGTAATAGAAACTAACTTAAGTAACTCATCTTCATCTGGAACAGAATAATAACGAACTCCATCTATAGTCTCCCTTGATAATTTAGGGAGTTTCACATCAACATGATTAAATTTCATTTAAATAAAAAACTCACAGGACATTTACTTTTTGAGTCAGTTTTAGAAAATAATCTATTAATTACAGATTCTTCAGATTGTTTTTGACTATACATTTTATCATAAGCACCTTGTACTTTTGAAATAACATTAGAATTTCTTTCTTCTTTTAATGTAAAAGAATCATTTGGATTTTGAGAATGAAATGCAATTCTAAAAAGAGGATCTCCCTTTTTTATTACAACTGGTTTTGATTCATCTACTATTGTCATTCCCAAATTACTCATTCGTGACCAGTTTGATAGATTAAACCAACCACTTACAGCAATAAAGTTATTACTATAAGAAGTAATTGGATGATCATACATTTCAAACCATATATCATCATCGGTAGTCCAAAACATATGTTTTGGAAACTTTAGTTGAACAACAGGATGAGGTGAAAGAAGGTGTTCATTATCATAAACCAATAAATGAGAAATTGATTCATCACAATGAACTTTAATTGGATGTGATGGTTTTCTCTCAATCATGAAAGAAAAATCAATTGGAGATACACCTATAAAAACCCTACTAGTTCTATGATTAAAAACAGGGCATTTTGTATAATTAAATTCTTGATTTATAAGATCAGATTCTTTAATTAAAAGATTTGTTGAGGTACGGTATGTGATAGAGGAAACAGTATCAATTGTATAATAATTTATTGTCCTATTCACTTTTACATACCTGCTTCCAATTTAGCAATAAGATACTCTTTAACTAGTCCAGAACGAACGATATCATCAATACCAAATTCAATAAGTTCAAAAGATGGCATTGCACGAATTACTTTCATAAAGTCAACAATACCATTTCTCTCATTGGTTTTTGTAAGATCTGTTTGAGATGCATCACCACAAAATACAATTTTAGTATTTTCACCAACTCTGGTTATTATACTATCTAATTCATGAAAATTCAAGTTTTGAAATTCATCAACAATTATAATAGCATCATCAAGTGTAGTTCCTCTTAAGAATGAGGTACTCCAAAACTTAATTGTTTCCTGTGCTCTAAGATTACCATAAAGCATCTCAAAGTCTGCATCAGATGGCATCTGGAACATATACTTCACCATATGCTTATATGGTATCTGATAATATGAAGACTTATCTTCATGATCACCAGGAAGGAAACCAATTTCACGAGTAGCAACCAAAGATCTAACAATGTAAATCTTATCATAGGGTGTATTTTCACTTAATACATCTTTAAGAGCATTATAAAGAGTAATAAATGTTTTTCCTGTTCCTGCAGCACCATAAGCAATTATATGCTTACCTTCATCATAAGAATCAAACAGTCTTTTCTGATTATCAGTTATTGGTGTGATATCTACCAGATAATCAGTATTTACTGGTTTTTTTCTTTTCATCTGCTTTGCAGTTAGACCAACTCCTATAGGTTGGTCTGTAGATGTTGCTCTTTTCTTCCTTGCCATTATTTAATCTTCCACAAAAGCATTACCAGTCATACCAACACCCTTTCTAGCTAATCTTCCCGAAATACCACCAGCTTTTTCAGATTTCTTTAAAACATCAGTCCATCCTGGATGAGTTTTGGCTAATTTATCTTGAAATTCACCAACTTCTCCAACTCCAGCAACTCCCTTTGACCAATCTTTATCCCAATCAGGATTTTCCTTTCGCCAATCATCATAAGCTTTCATTGTCATTGAAAGTTCTTTTTCTTCACCAGTTTTTAAATTCTTAACAGGATATGTAGGCATAACTCTAAAATTGTGTAAAATTATTTAGACCCATTCAAGGGCTTCTGAGACTGCAGGGAATTGTTCGGTAAATACCTTTCTACATCCTTCTGCTATTACCATATGCTCTTTTTGAGTACCATGAGCAGATCTTAGATTAATATAATGTATCCAAGAACGACAAGAACCAGTCATATAGATTCTTGTAGGAGTTGCAAGTGGTAATACCATTCTAGCACACTCTTTTGCAACACCTGCTTCTAACATCTGATTATAAAGATTTGTAGATGCAGTAAATAAAGTTTCAATCTGACGATTTAATGTTTCTACAACTTTAGGGTCTAAATCATCAATAGAATTTTGACGATTCTTTTCATCTTGTCTGCGAAGTTCTGGTAAATCAATTTTTCCCAATGCAGTACTTGCAGCATATCTTTGAGAAAACTCTTGATACGTAAAAGATCTATGTCTTAGGATTTGTGCAGCAATAGCACGAGTAGTTTCAATTTCCAAAGTCATCGAAGATTGCTCAAAAACACTCCAATGGTTATGTTTGATGCAATACTTCAAAAGTCCAGCATACTTCTCATTGTCCTGATTTGATGGATTAGAAACACGGGCAATATAACCCATTGTCTTCTCTGCATCAGGAGTGATGCTAACAAGTTTTACAGTCATTATAGAATAAGTCTTTTCTTAGGTGGAGTTGCAACAGGAGCATACATTTCATTATATTGCTCAATGATTTCATCTTGTGTTTCACTAATGTATATTACATATTTTTTAGTGACTTCAATTTCTGTATTATCACCTTTAATAATAGGAGACCAAGGAGCAAATGCTATATTTCCCTGTCCAGAAGGAACAGCAACTATAGGATTCACAATAGTAATAGATTCCTCAGTTTCTTTAACAAGGTCTGCTACTACATCTTCACCAGACCACATGCGAATTAATTTTACGTTCATTTACCAAATCCTTTTGAGTTTTTTGATTCCATTGCGGAAATTTCTTCTTCTAAAATTTTTATCTGAGATTTTACTTCTCTCATTTTTTCCTCTGTATAGAGGTATTCATTTTTAACTAAACGTTTTAATAACGTTAGCATTTCTTTTGCTCTGCTAGTCTGGATACCCATCGTCATCATCGTAGAGTTCGTCATAGTCAGTTGGAGGTTCAAATGCTTTTGAGTTTTTGTATGCATCAACATCAGAATAGACTTCTGCTTTAAGTGCATCAAGTAATAGTTCCATATTACGGACTATCAACTTTAATTTGTCCCTTTCCATAACAATTAGACTTTTAACTATTTTACACAAAAAAAGAGCACTTGTCAAGAAGTGCTCTTTTAATTTAGCGTTTAGGACCTAAGAACAAGGAACTGCCTTGCTTCTAACCTTGATACCACGATACATTAGATCGTGATTTCTGGTTTGGTTATGCTCTTCAATGAGAGCCTTACGATACTCTTCTGTATCGTACTCGTGTCCACGGTAAGTGACTTTTGCCATTGGCTTTACTCCAAAGTAGTAGGGTTTTTAATCCGTTCCTTTAGTCGGCTTTTGCGTCCCATATACATCCATAGGTACTACCCTTTACCATTTGAACCAATTCGGTTCTATATTGAGTCGAAGGTTCTATCTTATCGATAAGTCCTTTCGCCTCATCACAAGTTAAAAGAGTAGCTAGTAGTATGTCCATGAGATGAACGATCCGTTCCGAGTCGGCTTACTTGCGTCCCCAATCAAAGGGGGATGAACGTTGTGTTAATACTAACACATTTGAACTATTTAGTCAAGTACGTATGCAAATTTGTTACATCGACCCTACAGACAAAAAAATACTGGGATTTTTTTCCCCGATATTTTGGAATTAAAAGTCGATTTTGGTTTAGACCTTTCTTTTTTTCTTTCTTGTTGGTGTGGACTGATACCCCCAAAGGTTTGGTTTGATACTACCCCTACCATACTCAATGGACTTTATCCCACCTTTAAACTTGTCCCAGTACATATCAAA